CCTCCAGGGCGCAGCTCGCCCTGGAGGACATCGGCTGGCGCCCGCTCATGGGACTCTCCGAGGGGGCGAACTCCTTCACGCTCGACGCGCTGCACCACGCCAGCGAACTGTGCCGGGCGGTGGCCACCGTGAATCCGCTCGTGGGACGCGGGCTCAGGGTGCGTACGGGTTACGTCTGGGGCTCGGGCGTGTCTGTGGTACCGAAGGAATTCATCCAGGGGCCCGGTCGGCCGAGGACCGTGAATGTCGAACCCGAGCTGCCCGAGGGAATCGAGGAAGTTCTCACGGGAACTCTCGCTCAGCTCGAACTGGAGCGCACCTCGGGAACCGACGGGAATCTCTTCTTCCTTGTGGACCGGCGCACCAAGGAAGTCCTTCGCGTTCCCTTCGAGGAGATCACCGAGGGGGTCTCCCAGCGGGGCAACCGGGAACGGCTTCTGTACATCCGCCGCACCTGGAACGACTGGGACCTGGAACTCGACTTCGACGCCGGGATCGAGCTGAATCCGATCACCGCTCCGAAAGCCGCCGCCCGGGGCCGCACCTGGATGCGCGCGGACCGCGAGGGAAGCGTTTCGGGCGGCGTCACGAACGCGGGCCTCTCATTCCGGGACGTGTGGTATCCGACACCGGCGGGCATCCGGGCGCTGGGCAGGGGGCGGGGATCGGCGAACATCGCCGGGGACGCGGTGGATCACACGAAGGTTCTTGTCCACGTCCCCTTCAATCGCCTGACGGGGTGGCGCTGGGGCATTCCCGACGTGCTGCCCGCCGTGTGGTGGACGAAGGCGTACAAGGAGTACCTGGAGAACTGCTCGACGCTCACGAAGGCGTACGCACGTTTCGCCTGGAAGGTCACCACGGACCGTTCGCGCTCCGTGCGCCGCACGGCCGCCGCGATGGCGCAGGCTCCGCGCAACGACCCGGCCACCGGAAACCCCCTGAACGTCGGCGCCTCGGCCGTACTGGGGACCGGGCAGGATCTCTCGGCTGTCGGCGGAAATACGAAGGTCGACTTCGATTCGGGACGGCCCCTCGCGGCGATGATCGCGGCGGCGCTCGATGTCCCCCTTCCCGCCCTGTTGGAAGATCCGTCCATCGCCAACAATTCGGCGGCCACGTCGCTCGACACCTCGACGATTCTGGTGATGCAGGCCAGGCAGAAGGTGATGGACGAGATGTTCACGAGCATCTTCAAGGTGCTCGGGCTGAAAGTGCGCCTGCGCTGGCCGGAGATTTCCGAGGAACCGATCCACCGAAGGCTCCAGGCACTCGACATGGCGATCAGACTGGGCCTGTTCTCCAGCGACGAATCCCGCGCCATGTTGGTCGACGCGTGGGGCGACAAGTGGGAGGACTTCAAGCGCGAAGCGCCGGACCTCTCGGATCTTCCGTTCGTCGCAGGGGGATTCGGCCAGGGGGAGCCCCCGAAACAAGAAACATCCAACTCTACGGAAACTCCGGATAATTCGCCAACAACAAGCACCTCCGGAACGGGTGGACCCGGGGCACCCTCCCCCTTGAAGGCAGGAAACTCCCGTTCAACCAGCGCGCCGAAGCAGCCGGATCCGATGTCCTACGGGGACCATGAACTGCGAGATGAGTGAACTCGATACCACCCCGGTGGGACTTTTACCCTTCCGTGCTATTACGCTGTGCTTCATCGTTGATCAGTGAGGGGGCTCATGTCTCAGGAAACCCTGCGGGAAACTGCACTTCTGGCGCCGGGCCCCCAGTCCACGGAGAAGGGCATCTGGCGCGCCCTCCTCATCGCGGCCGACGTGCAGGGCTCCAGCGGGTACTATCCGGCTGAAGTACTGAAGCGTGATGGCCCGAAAGCTTTTCCCGCAGGAACCCACATCTACTTCGACCACCCTTCGGGGTCCGAAGAGCTGGACCGTCCCGAGCGAAGCGTGCTGGACATTGCTGGATACCTGCTCGACGATGCCGCATTCGAGGAAACTGCTGAAGGGCGAGGACTGTTCTCCCGGATCCAGTTCACCGAGAAGGCCAAACCCGTCGCGAAGGAACTTCACGAGGTAATCGGTCTGTCGATTCGTGCGGCAGGCCAGATCGAAGAGACCGCATCGGGGCAGCGGATCGTTCGCAGCATCGAGCAGGGCCTCTCTGTTGATGTCGTCACCCGCGCTGGAGCGGGAGGAAGGCTCGTCACCATGACCGAGTCGGCCACGCCGGAGTCCCCTCCGGCCGTGCAGACGGTGACCCCCGCCGCCCCGGCGGCAGGCGTCTCCATCCCATCCACTTCCGGAACGGGCGCCCTCCTCTCGGAGGTCGCGTCCATGAAGGACACTCTCTCCGACCGCATCGAGCAGCTTTCCGTCGATGTGGCCCGCATGGCGCAGCAGCTCTCCGAGTCGCGCCGTGAGTCGGAGAAGCAGGCTCGCGAGAACAAGAACCTCGCCGAGACCATCACGTTCCTGAAGGAACGGCAGGAAACGTCGGATCAGAAGATGAACGAAGCGAAGACCGTGGGCCAGGTCATCGCGGAACTCATCGAGGCGAAGCTGCCGGTGCCCTCGCTGATCAGGCTGGCGGAGACCTATCGTCCCGGCCAGGATCTCCACGAGGCGATCAACCACGAGCGTGAGTACCTGAAGAAGGTTCTGCGCGAGTCGGAGCGCGGCGCGCTGGAGCACAGGGAGACCTCGAACCTCGGTCTCACCGAGTCCTCGTCGTTCTCCTCGTCCTCCACCGACAGCGATCTCTCGGAGATCCGCAGCCTCCTGACGGGAGGGTCCTACTGATATGGCCACCAACGAGATCTTCAAGTACGGGCACTGGATCTCCCTGCCCCTTCCGCTGCGCGGCAACGACCCGGCCGTCAACGACGACCCGACCCTGAACGGTGACCCCGTCAAGATCGGTTCGATCGTCGGCTTCGCGCAGGAGGTCGGCGGCAAGCCGGTCAGTTACACGACCGGCCTGACGACCGTCACCACCTCGCGCAACACCGCCAACTCGCTGGAGCCCGGCTGGGCCTCGATCGCCCTCGTCGGCTCGTTCGCCTTCCCGGTGACCGGGTGGGACGCGGAGACCATGGGTTCGGGCTCGCCGGTCGGCATCAATGCCGCCAGCGGCAGCACCCGGGCCACGCTGGTCGTCAACTCCGAAGCCGACGGGTGGTTCGGCGTCATCGTCGGCCAGACCACGGCCGGAGTGCCCATCGTCAGCCCTGTCCAGCCCACGCCGGGCGACACCAACACCGTGGCCGACAAGCTCGCCACCGGGTCCTGAAGGGAGGGTCCTGAGTCATGACTGCACTGCACCTCCTCGACGGAATCAAGGCGACCACGAACCCAGAGTTCGAGCGCATCGCCGAGGCGCACGGCAAGCGTCGGATCACGATCCGCGAGAGCGCCGATTCCCGACTGCTCAAGCTGAACCGAGCCGTCGAGTTCCTGCGCCTCAAGCGTGAGGCGGAGTTCGGCTCCCCGGTCGCCATGGGGCGCCTGCGCGAGGCCGTCTCCTCGGGCGACTTCCCGCTCCTGTTCCAGTCCATTTCGCAGGCCAGCATGCTCGGCCAGTACGCGGATCTGCCGCAGCAGTGGCCGACATTCTCGGTGCGCACCACGGTTCCGGACTTTCGTCCGGCGCGCATGGTCCGCTGGGACACGGTGGCCGGTCAGACCGCCTCGACCGACTACAACGGCGGCGCCGAGCGTCACGTCCGCGCCCTGCCCCGGATCCCGGAGCTGACCGAGTACCCGACCTTCAACCTCACCACCGAGGGCACGGACTACTTCGTCAACAAGTACGGCGCCAGGTTCCCCTTCTCATGGGAAGCGTTCATGAACGACGAGCTGCGGGTTCTCTCCCAGCTCCCCACCGAGATGGCACGCTGGGCGCGTGACACCGAGGACGTGCTGACGACCGGCGTGCTGGCCACCTCCACGGGGCCCAACCCGGACTTCTTCAACACGACCGAGGACTTCGGCAGCCAGGCCCCGGCGGGCAACTACATCCCCGGCAACCCGGCGCTGACGCTCGACTCGCTGGAACACGCGATCAACTACATCGGCATGCGCCAGGTCAACGGCCGCCAGGTGCGCGTGCAGAACTTCGTCCTTCTCGTGCCGCCGAGTCTCGCACTCACGGCGCAGGAGATCGCCCAGGGAACCACGTACCTGCGGGTGCGCCAGCTCCCGGACGGCACGGAGATGCGTCAGAACATCTCCTCGCCGGTCGCCGGTCGCTTCACGGTCGTCGAGTCGCCGTGGCTGCCGCTGATCGACGGCTCCGCGAACGGCGCAACGACCTGGTACCTGGTTCCGGCCGGTGGCCAGACGGAGCGCGGTCCGGCGATCGTCACCGCGTTCCTCCGTGGCCACGAAACCCCCGAGGTCCGGGTCATGGGCGACACGGGGCGCGCGATCGGCGGCGGGGACATCTCCGCCTTCGAGGGCTCCTTCTCCCACGACGACATCCAGTACCGGGTGCGTTCGATCATCGGCGCCGCCGGTATTGACGCCTCGGCGGTGGCCGTGTCGAACGGTACGGGCGAAGAGGCGGCGCTCTCGATGGCTTCCATCGGCGGCGGTTCGGTTTCGGGCCCCTCGGGATCCTGAACCAGTGAAGCCGGGCGGCGGGTGACCCGGGAACAGATCCCACCGCCCCCGCCCGGCCACCGTTCCTGCCGGGCGGCAAGAAGACCCCCAATGTGCGATTGGGGGTCTTCTTCGCGTGCTGGTCTGGTACAGTTCCTGATGTGGCGAGGACTCACCCTCCCCGCCCAAGAGGATTCGTTCGTCCCTGTTCGAGCCACTGGTTCCTTCACGGTCACGTTTCTTCTCCTTTCCGAAGAGCCCCCGCCTCGGCGGGGGCTTCCGGCTTTCCGGAATGCCTTGCCTGGACGGCCATGGCCGCCTCATGCCGTAGGCTCCTCACGAGAGACGAGGAGTAACCGTGGTATCACCCGAACAGAAGCTGGATCTCAGGATCAGCGCTCTACGGGAAGCGGCGGCCACCTTCGCCACCACGCTGCCAGAAGCGCAGGGGAGCGACGCCCAGACAGCAGTCATGCTGGAGAGGGCGAACCGCTTCTACGGGTGGCTCGCTGGCGTGACCCGGCTCATCCTCCGAATCGGTCCAGCCGTCGGAGAAGGTTCCGACATCGGCTGGCCGAGGCATCCCGCAGAAGAAGGAGCGACCATGCAGATCAACACAGGCGAGAAGTTCAGTGTCGTGATCGACACGAAGGACGCGGCCGGATACCCGACCGACGCCACCGTCGAGTGGAGCATCGCCGACGAAACCGTAGCCACGGTCGTGCTCGACGAGGGCGACGACCAGAAGGGCTGGGTCATCTCCGGGGCGCCCGGAAGCACGGTGCTCACCGTGCGCGTGACCGATGTGGATCCGCCCCTGGAGGCGACGCTGGCCGTGGACGTCGTTCCGGCAGGCACCGCGACCATCGCCATCGCCACCGGTCCGGCCGTTCCCGAGGAGAACCCGCAGCCCGAACCACTGGCCCTCACGGTCAGTGCCGACCCCGGTGACCCGAACGGCCTTTCCG